CATTCATCAGACTATGCAAGCAAAGGTTAAAGTCAGATGCTCAAGCAGAAACACGAGAAATTGTTGCGGAAATGCTTTCACAATTAAAAGAAAATGGTAACTTTGCAGAGTCATTAAAGGTATTTGAATTATAACGTTTTGGTGCTTAGCGAAACGGCTCTAAACACAGTATATGTCAAGCCGTTTTGCCAAACACCTGTTAGCACCAGTTTTTAATTTAAATAATAAAATATATGATTTCAAAAGCAAATAAAATAATTCAAGAAGCATTTAAGCATAAAGTAGATAAAGGAGGAGAACCTTATGTATATCATTTAAATAGGGTAGCAAGAAGATTTGAAGGAACTAATAATATTGTTGTTTCGTTGCTTCACGATTTATTAGAAGATTGTCCTGAATGGAGTGAGCAAAAGTTAAGATTAGAATTTCCTGAAAAAATAGTTGATGCGGTTGTGTGTTTAACTAAAATAAAAGGAGAATCTTATTTGGATTATTTGAATAGAGTTAAATCAAATGAGATGGCTTTACGAGTTAAAATTTCAGATTTGGAGGATAATATGGATATAAAACGTCTTAATATTCTAACAGATAAAGATTGTGAAAGACTTAAAAAGTATCATAAGTCTTGGATTGAATTAACTCATTTCGTCTAATTACTGCTAACGGTTTGCAGCTAAACGAGGTGGAGTTTTCCACTACAAAACTTAATTAATTAAATAAACAAATTATGAACTCAGAAAAAAGTTACTTAGAACCGAAATTACATCCATCTTGTTTAGGTGCTGTTAGCTTGCAGTTATTTCAAGAATTATACGGAAGTTATGTTCAAATGGATGATAGATTTGAAACAGTACATATATGGAGCGAAGAACTTGCTTTAAGAAATAAAGGCAGATGGACACCACTATTAATTAGTAAAGCTAAATATGAAGCCGAGAAGTTGCATTCTTGGAATAATTGAAGCTAACGGTTGGGTATATATGCAGTACCCTTGCACCGAACTTTAAAATTTAGTATAAACCTTAATAGGGTATTGCATATATACCTTGTTAGCAAACGTTAATTATTATGGCAACTCAGGGAATTATTTCAATTGTAAAAGAAAATAAAGTAATATTTAAGTGTGTGGCTGGATGCAATGGAATGACTGCAACCAAAACAGCAAATGTATTAAAGAAATTAAAAGAACCAACATTAGAACAAGTCTATGATATTTGTTTAAAAAATGATTTTGGTTGCAAAGATTGTTTAATTGTGCAATCTGAAAATACATATAAAGGTGCAGATGATGAAGATGAATTATCAGAACTTTATAAAACTAAATTTCAAGATGCACAATTTAATCCACGATGGGAATGTGGAATTGCATCTCATGTAGAAGTTATCGAGTGTGTTGGATAATGTTTGCTAACACGCATATACACGCAATGCGTATATTAATTATAAATTATTAAATTTGAATTATGAAAGAGTATTACATAAGCTACGGTCACGTAGAAGGAAGAATTATTAAAACAGCTGTTGATTTAGAAACCCTAGTGCTAACCATTGCAGCAAATCAAGAATGGATAGGCTTTGTAGGACATTCAGGTAAAATATTTTATGTGAAAGGAAGTGAAATTTATAGTGTTGAACCAGTATGAAGTTAAGATGTATTGAAAAACACTTTGCTAATGTTACTTTTGGTAAGGTGTACGATGTGATTAAAAAAGATAATAGCTATATTTGGATTATGAATGATAAAGGGCAAGAACACCAGTTTGATACTATCGAAAACTACTTTGAAGTACTAAAAGACAACGCACCGAGTTATTACAATAATGAGAAAGGTAGCCTTTACAAGTTTGCAGAAGACCATGACCTAAACGTATACGAATTTGATTTGGTTAAACGTCTTGTAAGATGCAGAAAGAAAGGTAACTTTGTTCAAGATTTAGAAAAGACAAAGTTTTTAATTGATTTATATTTGAAAGAATGGAAAGAGAAATAATAAATTGGGCTAAGGCTCGTAACTTAGACAACCCCGACAATAAGTTCCAACAGCTCGCAAAGGTAGTTGAGGAAGTAGGAGAAACAGCATCAGCAATACTAAAAAAAGATATAGCAGCTACTATTGATGGATTAGGGGACACTTACATTACATTAGTGATATTAGCTAATCAAATGGGTTACTCATTGGAAGACTGCGCTAAGCGTGCATTTAAGGTTATTGAATATCGAACGGGGAGGACGGAATCAGGAACATTTATCAAAGATTAATTTAATACCCTTGCATCTAATTGTTGTAAGGGTTTTTTCGTTATACCATGAATCTAACAGAAATAGCACAGCATCACGACGAATGGGTGCGCATAGTTAAGCGGTTCGGAGCAAAGACCGAAGCGGAGGACATTGTACAGGACATGTACATTCGTTTTCACAAGTACGGCAAAGGTCAAGTCATAACCAAGTCATTCATATGGATCATGCTTCGCAACATATTCTTTGACTACTGCAAGCGTGAAATATCAATGGTTGACATTGACCTTATGGTTGATCTATCAGAAGACGAAAACAACAAAACATACGAAGTTGAGTTATACTACCAGAGCGTTGAAGCAGAAATAAAAAATTGGGAGTGGTTTGACCAACAACTATTTTTATTATATTTGCGAAGTGGAAAAAGTATGCGTGAACTTGAAAAGGAAACAAAGATATCTTTGACCTCTATTTTTCACACAATTAAAAAATGTAAACGAAAACTAAAAATATGGCAAAAAGAGTATCTAAGGGATTTGGCGATACAGTAGCTAAATTTACTGAAGCAACAGGAATAGATAAAGTAGTTCATTTTATTGCTGGGGATGATTGTAATTGCAAAGCAAGACAAGAGAAACTTAACAAAATGTTCCCTTACAAGACACCTGAATGTCTTACCGAAGTAGAACATGAACAACTTACTAACTTACTTCCTAAAATGACGGTTAGAGTTAGACCTTCAGAACAATTGCAATTTCTAAAGGTTTATAATAGAGTGTTTAAAACGAATGAGCAACCAACTTCATGCGCTTCTTGTTTGAATGACATGCTTCGTAAAATGAAACAAGTGTATAACGCTTATGAAAATGAAGGAGCGTTTTTAGGGTAGTTGATTAACCAAGATTTTTTTCAAGATGGCAAACGGACACGGAGGTGCGAGACCAAACTCAGGAAACAAACCAAAGCAAGACTTTGAAAAGACAAATAATATATTCTTAACTGCAATAAAACAAGTTAAGGATGTTAATACAGACGATGAAGCTCGTATTGAATTAGCAAAAGACTTGTTAACGTTTGAACGTGGTAAGATATTTGTTTCTGAGCATATCTTTGGTAAAGCAACAGAAAGGATTGAATCAGACGTTAACGTTACAGGAATGAATTTAAAAGACATTATTAGTTTTGGTAGTACTGAATCCGAAATATAAAGCTTTTGCAAATGATAGTAGATATTTCATTGTCACAGGTGGTCGGGGTAGTGGTAAGTCATATTCTATTAATTTACTATTGCTACTCCTTACCTACGAATCGAACCATGTTATATTATTTACACGGTATACACTTACTTCTGCTCACGTCTCTATTATACCTGAATTTATTGATAAGGTTGATTTATTAGGTAAGAACTCAGATTTTCATATTACCAAAGACGAAATAATTAATCTAAGAACAGGAAGCAAGATATTATTCAAAGGTATTAAGACATCGAGCGGGACTCAAACAGCTAATCTTAAATCATTGGCTGGAGTAACTACATGGGTGTTAGATGAAGCGGAAGAGTTGACAGATGAAGATACGTTTGATAAGATTGACTACTCGATAAGACATAAAGAGAAACAAAATAGGGTAATACTTATACTTAACCCTGCCACGAAAGAGCATTTTATTTATCAAAAGTTCTTTGAGAGCAGAGGCGTTGAAGCTGGAGTCAATACAATTAAAGGCGATACAACATACATACACACAACGTATAAAGACAATATATCAAACTTATCTGAAAGTTTCTTAAATCAAATAAAAACGATAAAAGAACGACGTCCCGACAAGTATAAACACACCATACTTGGTGGCTGGTTGGACAAAGCTGAAGGTGTTATCTTTACCAATTGGAGGATTGGACCATACAACAAAGATAATGGTTCGGTGTTCGGTCAAGATTACGGGTTTAGTACAGACCCATCAACGTTGGTTGAAACATCAATAGATAAGACTAACAAGATAATTTATGTTAGACTACATATTTATCAAACAGGGTTGACTACATCGCAATTAGCACAGCTAAATAGGCAATTTGCAGGACGTGACTTAATAGTTGCGGATAATGCAGAACCACGTTTGATAAACGAATTAAAGGCGCAAGGTTTAAATATTGTACCAACAATCAAAGGAGCTGACTCAGTAAAATATGGTATAAGTTTATTACAAGACTATGACTTAATTATTGACGAAAATTCAGTAGATTTGATAAAAGAATTAAATAACTATTGCTGGTTAGAAAAGAAATCAGAAACTCCGATTGATAAGTTCAATCATGGATTAGATGCTTTACGCTATGCAGTTAGTTATCAATTAGCAAACCCAAACAAAGGAAAATATGGAATCAGGTAAAAGTTTAAGACAAATGATTAATGAAAGTGCGGTTAAGGTTGCCGATGCTTACAAGAATGAACACGGGGATAATTGGAAGTTCCAATGCGTTGAGTCAATTGATAACGAAGTGGCGAAAGCGGAAGCAACGTTAAAGTATTGGAAGGGTGTTAAAGCTAAAGTAATGCAAGTAAGATGAAGACGGCAGTAGAATGGTTACTAAATGAGTGGCAATCACTTGAAACAACTTTACCAAATTCTTTAATTGTGAAAGTTTTAGAAATGGAAAAGCAACAACTAAATAATGCGTATAATGCTGACAGACCTAACTTAACATGTTATGAAGAGAATACAGCATTCAAGGAATATTACAACGAAACATTTAACAATGAAGATTGAAATTGAAATACCTTCCAACCTATCAGAGATAAGTTTAGATAGGTATCAGAAGTACATGCTAACACTTAACAACTCAGACGATAAAGAGTTTGTATTTCAGAAAATGATTGAAATCTTTTGCGGTTTAGAACTTAAAGAAGTTGTTAAGATGAAAGCATCAACGGTTATCGAATTGGTGCAACATTTTAATAAAATATTCAACGAAAAGACAGCCTTCAAACATAGGTTTAAATTAAACGGTGTTGAGTTTGGATTCATTCCTGATCTTGAAGAAATATCATGGGGTGAGTACATCGACATTGAAGCTAACATTGGTGACTTTCAAAACATACATAAAGCATTGGCCGTTATGTATAGACCTATTGTAAAAGACGTTAAAGGAAAATATGAAATAGAACCTTACAAGGGTGATTTAAGTTACTCAGAGGTGTTAAGATACGCACCGTTGGACGTTGTACTACCAGCATCGGTTTTTTTTTGGACTTTAGGAATCGCGTTAATAAGCAGTACGCTGTCCTCTTTGGAGAAAATGAAGAACAAAACCCATATTCAGAAAATGTTCAGTTCAGCAAACAATGGGGATGGTATAGCTCAATCTATCACGTCGCTCAGGGAGACATTAGAAGATTTGACGAAGTTACAGCGCTGGGACTTCATCAATGCCTAACTTTTTTAACCTTTGAACAACAAAAAGCTAAAATAGAAGTTAATCAATTAAAGAAGTCACATGAAAAACTACTATAACCTATCAACTTTATTACATGATTCAATACTTGCAGACCCATTAGTGAATAGAGTAACGAAGGGAAGTTTGGATAAAATCACAAATGCTAAGCAAGACATGTACCCGTTGTGCCACATTATATTTAATGACGTGGCGTTTAGAGGTAATACAACGGTGTATAACATATCATTGGTTATGATGAGTATAGTTGACATAAGCAAAGACGATGTGACCGATATATTTAAGGGTAATGACAATGAAGACGATGTTCTAAATACAACGTTAAGTATACTTAACAGGATATTTGAGAGGGTTCGACGTGGTGATATTAGTAATTTAGGGTATGAAGTGTTAGACGATACAGCAAGTTGTGAACCTTTTGTGGACAGATTTACAGATGCGGTTGCTGGTTGGACTATGACCTTTGATGTGTTAGCGCCAAATGAGATGACTATATGTTAGCAGATTTAAGGGAGTCAGGTTTACAGGATGCGTTGGATAAATTTAAGTCTTCCGTAATTAAGCAAGCACGTACTAACTTAACGAAAGGACGTGCGCCTTTTGGGTCACATAACAACACACGGAAGCTTTACAACTCATTGAAAGGTCAAGCTAAAGTTTATGCTAAAGGGTATTCGTTAAGTTTTGAGATGGAAGAGTACGGTTTTTATCAAGACAAAGGGGTAAGGGGTAAACGTTCTAATTCACGTGCGCCAAAATCACCATACAAATTTGGGAGCGGAACGGGAGCAAAGGGAGGATTAACAGAGGGTATACAAAGATGGGTTAAGGCTCGCAAATTTCAGTTCAGACAACGTGACCCAGAAACAAAGAAGTCAACAGGTAAATTCTTATCATACGATGCAACAGCGTGGATTATAACACGTTCAATCTACGCTAAGGGAATAAGACCTACTTTGTTTTTTACTAAGCCATTTGAAGCCGCTTACAAAAGACTCCCTCAAGAATTAGTCAACGATTTGAAAATAGATTTAGAGAAAATATTTAACTACTCAATTAAACAACCGAAATGATTAGAGCAAGGTCACCGTATATTATTACTATCAACGAAGCAAGTCAAGTCAGCACACGAATAGAGCTATGGATAACCGCAACAACTTACACATCGGATCCACAATACAACCTTAGTAAGGCTATCCCAGCTTCAAATGCGCCAGCAACATATTACGATATTGCGCCTTACATACGTGAATACTTTGATCACACACAATACACCGACATCAGTGGGTTAACCGACACTTATTCATGTACTCAATTATTAACTGTTAAGGTAAAAAGATATAAGACCGTCGGAGCTACTGAGACTTTAATCGATACATTGCAATACCAAGCAACGGACGGGTATAGTGAATTTACTGATGGTGTTAACTATAACGGAGGGAACTATTTATTAGACCAAAAAACATACTACGTTTACAATTTAGCAACGACTGGTTTTATAACGGCTTATTTACCTGATAACTATCAAGTTAAATGGACTTATCCCGACGGGACAGACGGAACACAAATAGCGTCGCCAGCTGGGTTGTATAGATTTTCATACTATCCTGACTTTGTAGTGCCTGACCAAACTTCATGGGTAATCGAGGTTCTAAATGCTGCGGACGTTGTGCAAGCTACGTGGTATATTAAAGTGATTGAAGAGTGTTTGTATACACCCGTTAAAGTTGACTTCATAAATAAACATGGAGCGTTTCAACGTGAATTTTTCTTCAAAGCGTCAACTGATAGCATAGAGGTGACTAACAAAGATTACAATTTAATGCAGCCGTACAATTATAGCTTAACGGGTGGACAAAGAACGACGTACAATCAAAACGGAATGCAAAGTATTAAGGTCAATTCAGGATGGGTAGAGGAAGATTTTAAGGACAACTTAAAGCAATTGATGTTAAGTGAGAAAGTTTTAGTTGATGGAAAGCCTGCGATACTTAAAACTAAGTCGATTGAACTAAACAAGTCGATTAATACGAAACAAATCAATTATAGTTTGGAGTTCGAATTCGCTTATGATTTAATTAATAGCATTGTATAGATGAGAAAAGTAGACGTATATATAGAAGTAATCGCTGATTCAAATAACTATGAAAAGTTAGAGTTATTTAACGATGAAGAGATTCAGATTAATAGTTCGATACAAAACATACAAGATTTAGCGAAAGTTTACACTGACTTTACGCAATCGTTTACCATTCCGGCATCACCGCATAATAATAGGTTGTTTGAACACTTTTACCAAACCGACGTTGACGCGGAAAACAATCCTAACATAAGAAGGAACGCATTTATCGAGATAGGCACGATTCCATTTAGGAGTGGTAAAATGTCAATCGAGAGTTCAAACGTTGTAAAGGGACATGTTGAAAGCTATTCGGTAACGTTTTACGGCGATTTAACGAGCCTTAAGGATAAGTTTGGAGATGATACATTAAAGGATTTAGATTTACGCTCGTATGGTTATACTTATGATGGTAATGCAGTGCTATCAAGGTTAACAACTGTTAATTTTCTTTACGACATTCGCTACCCTTTAATCTCATCAGATAGGCAATGGACTTATGGAATAGGTGCGAGTACCGATATAGATACAAACGGTGGCGCTATTTATTACAATGAGTTATTTCCAGCTTTACGTGTAAAAAGAATATTTGAAGCAATCCAAACAAAATATAATGTATCTTTTGACTCATTGTTTTTTAATCAAAAAGTATTTACAGAGCTTTTTTTATGGTTGAAGAACTCAAAGACATTTGAAGCATTAAGCGAAACACAAAACATATCTTTTACGGGTATAGTAGGAGCGCGTATTTATTCAACCTACATGGACTTGTTAAATGCTTCAGGTATTGGTGTAACATCAAGTTTTACAAGTGGAACAGCTGGAATGAAAATATATGTTGACGCAGTATTGAATGGTCAAGTAGTAAAAACAACTGAAATAAAGTCAGGTAGTGCAACGAGCGTTTTTTCATCTTCTTTATTATTAGGAGCTAACAAATTAGAATTTAAAGTGCGTTCTTCTATCGGTGGGTCTGCAATTGTATATTTCACTTTAGGATATAGGAATTACGACCCTAACACGGGTATTGAAGGGAATAGGCAAAGTGAAACGGGGAACAGTGGAACGATAACTTTATCAAATCCATACATTGACCCTTCGGTATACGCACCTAACATTAAAATCAGTGATTTTGTAAGTGGTATATTTAAAATGTTCAATCTTACTTGTTACGCAAAATCGGTTGATAATTTTCAAGTAGAACCTCTAGATGATTGGTATACACGAGGCGCGGTTGTAGATATAACAGAGTATGTTGATACAGATGAGATAATTATTGAAAGACATAAGCTTTACAAAGAAATATCTTTTGATTATGAGAAAAGCGAAAGTTTTAACAATAAAGAATATTTTAACGAGAAAAATAATACTATACGTGAATTTGGAAATGTAAAACAATCGTTTTCAGAATATGATGGAGGGGAATATAAAATTGAGGTACCTTTTGAAAACATTTACTTCACTAAAGAAGTTTTGACCAATACAACAGAACCAACATACGCGCATTTATTAAGTGAAAAAACATCAGTAGATAGTTATGATAATAAGCCTATATTATTGTATTTAGATGGTTTAAAAACGGGTGTATCGTTCTATTTTAATAATGGTGTTACAACTTCACTACGCACGCAATATATGCCGTTATGCAATCAAATAACATACAACAACGCTTTGTATTC